TGACCTGCAGCAATTCCTTGTTGTTGCGCTCCAAGTGCTGCAGAAACAGATGGTGTTGTATATAATGATTGTCGTTGTTGTGGAGTAAGGTTTCTTCTGAATTGTCTATAACCACCTTTACCTGAAACTGACATATCCTTAAATTGAGCAACATCAATTCCTTGAGCCGAAAGGCTTTTTATTTCATCAGCTGTATAATCAGCTGAACCTAATGCGCCAAGTTCATTCTTAGCACTTCTTCCATAGGCTTCTATACCACTTCCTATGGTTGCAAGAGTTCCTAAACCTGATTGTATAGCACTCATTGTTGCTTGTTGTTGCACTTGCTCAGCCTGAGCTGCTGCACGTTGCGCTCCTTCAGCTTGGCCAAGTCTAAGCTGTGCCATAAGGTCTGCGCTTTTTTCTTCTCTTCCAAGTATAGCTCTTTCTCTTGCATCAAGTCTTTGACCATATTCTCCTGCAATACCTCTTGCTGCTCTTTGAGCTAACATAAGGTCTTTACCTGCTCCTGCCGATGCATATCTAACATCCGCTTCAGCCAATGCTTTTTGCTTAGTTGCTATTTGTTCATTTAAAACATCTAAACGAAGGTCTATATCGCCTTTACGAACAGACATCTCTTCAAAAGGGTTTAAGTTTATTTGAGCTTCAGCTTCCGCTGTTAGTCTTTGAGCATCTCTTTGAGCTTGTCTTTTTTCTTTTGCTGCTGCTCCTGCTTGAGATGCTGACATAGCTGTAGATGCTATTCCTACAACTGCTCCTGTTACTGCTGCCATACTATAATATTTTTATCATTTCGTGTGTGTATGAATCTCCTTTTTTATAACCCAATGATTCGTATTTTTCTATCAAACTCTTGTGTTTTATTAAAGCATATACATACTTGTATCCATTTTTTTCACATACGTTTGTTAACGCATCTATAAGAAACTCAATAGCAAGTGAACGATTTGGTTTTTCTCTGTATTCTTTATTAGATATAATCCAATCAACCCACGCTGCTTTTGAATTAGTTGTATATAAAAACCCTGCACAAACAGGTATATCATCATCCATAATCATAAGACCACTCTCGGCATTATTAGGCAGAAAATCTTTTGATGGAGCTGTCCAACCCCAATCATCCCACCATTTTACCAATATATCATCATAATCTGATGATTTTAGTTGTCTTATATTTAATTTCATTTCCCTACAAAGATACTAATTTTAGGGGAAACTTTTCATCAAGTCTGTTTTTACAGCGAATAACTCAGTTGCTGATGTAGAATCATTCTCTAATACGAACTCACAGTAATGTCCTAAGACACCGTGTGATTCAGCAGTTGAGTTTTTAATATATAAGAAGTATGCATCCTGAATAGGAATTGGTGTTACAGCTCCCGGTATTGATGCGTCTAATACAATCTGATTAATACCATTTACCAAGTCAACATTTACAGATGTAATTTCTCCTGCAAGTTGAGGACTACTATAAGCAGGTGTATCTGTTGGGAGTGTGAAGTATGCGTAATCACCAACACTAACAATGCTACCTATACCAACGCTAACTGCGAAGTTTAGTTCAGGTGCTGATGAAGTACCACCAACACTTGTTGTTCTACCTAAACCATTCAATGAGCGTAGTTCAAACTCTTCCTCTGTTGCAGGTATTGGTGATGTAGTTCTTACAAAAGCAAACCAAGAGCCTTCTTTTTTTTCAAACCATGAATCAGATATGTTTCCTGTAGTTTGAATATCAGTTGTTATTGTTGCTGACCAAGCATCATCGGCTTCTAAAACTATTGTTTTAAATAGTTTATTCTCAAGTGGTGTTTCATTAAAGACACTCGTTATCGTTGAGGTATACTGCTGACCATAAAAATTATTTCTCGTCTCGTTAGTATTATGTCTCCACAAATTTCCACCCTTAAATGAATAAAAAAACTGATTCATACCCATCATAAAATCAGGATAATAAGAGTAAAATGATGGCCATCCCTTTGAGGATTCGCTATATGTTAATGTGTAATTAGGCATAATTATTTTTTTTAGGTTAGGATACAAGAACCTGTTTCAACTACTATTCCGTATTCTACTTTAATATAAATATTATTATCCATTATGTAATAATTAGATGAGCTTGTATCATTTAACAAATTAGCACCATCACTATCTGAAAATACATAATTACCAACGATAGGCCTTGTGTTTGTGTCAACTATAAAATTATCTGATATTCCATCTCGAGTTGCATTTCTTGCGAAGTAATAAGTTTGAGTTGCAGTATTACAATTAGCATTAAGTTGAGGCCCTGAAGCAGTAAATGATGGTAGAGCTGTTGGACAATTAACATCCCATATAAAGAAAGTGCCTGTCAGAGGTGCAAACATTTCTAACTGTAAAGTATTATTTACAGTATTTGTTTTTGGTATTACCATTGTAAACGTCTCAGCTTCTCTTGTATCATCCTGATTTGATGTAACTGTAATGGTTCTTGTTGTACCTTGATTTACATACGTTCCTGCTTCAAGCTCGTATTCAGTAACATTATTATATGGACTGCCTGAAAAAGGGTTATCAGCTCCAAAATAAGTTGGAAGACCTGTTCCCGAGTTATTAACCCTTCCTATAGGTGTTGAGCTATTATTATTAAATGTTAATGTGTTATATGTATTAGTTCCTAATGTAGCTAATACTCCATCAGGTATAGTTGAACCAACATAAAAATAAATAACTACAGCTCCAACATCTGAAGGTGTTCCTCCTAATTCAATATTAGCATTAAAGTATCCGCTACCTGAGAACGATGCAGGAATAATATCACCACAAGCTGCAGCGCAAGAAGGGCAGGTTGTAGGCGGTAGTAATAAACCGCTTACCTGCTCTCGAACATCTGTTCCGCTTGAATAAAAACCATCAGATGCTTTTGTGGTTAATTGAATATCGGTGTAAACAGCAGTTGCATCAAGCAATGTGTCTCCATCTAAATAGTATGTACTTCTTATTGCCATATATTAAATTTTAAACAAATTCTTCCTCTTCGTCTTCGTCTTCACATTGACAACAAACATCTTTTGGTGAAGTTCCAAAGCATAACTCTTCTTGTTCTCCGTTTCTGTAATCGTATATTAAATATAAATATTGTTCATCAGTATCAGGCATATTGAAAGTGGCTTCAAATGTATTCGGCCCTCCTGTTATTGGAGTAGCTTCAGTAGCCAACCCTAATAGTGTACTTATTTCAGATACTGTATTATTATATAATGTATTACTTCTGTGATAATAGAATTTATCAACACTACTATTAAACTCAAAGTTGTCTTGTGGCTCTATCTTATTTGATATAATAGAAACTACCGCTGAGTCTGCAGGAATGATACCTGCTCCTTGTGGGCCTGTAACTGTTTCGTACATAGAAACCAAAGGATTAGCATTTCCTGACAAGAAATCCATTTGCATACTATGTAGTGGCGATATGTATACGCCATCAGTCCATCTATATTCATTGTGAATAAATTGCCCTGCTTCAGCTTGCGATGTGACTCCAATAAGAACTATAGTAATCTCCTGAGCATCAGGACAACTAACAGTAACCTCAACGACTGCAGTTCCTGTAGCTGCAGATATTTCTATATTGGCTTCATCCTGTCCGACTACATCTTTATCAAATGTAAAACTACCTGATGTGCTTACATTCCCTGATGAAGTTGTTGTTCCATCGTATGTAGCATCTATATTAATTGTGCTACTAACTGATTGAATGTTATAAGAAATCGTAACATCACCAACAAGTTCACCTACATTAACACAATATGTTGTGTCAGTTCCTGCTGTAATATTATAAGTTCTTGTTACACCACAATCGATACACTCTTCTTCTACAGGTAATTCTATATCATTAGATGACAAAACATATTCATTCATATAAGGGTCAAAAGCTCCTAATTTATGAGTGTTAAATGAATCAATAAATAAATCTCTATACCAAGAACGCATCCCGAACTCCGATATAACCATAAGCTGTTCGTTCTGATAATTAGAACCATTAAGTTCTAATACAGCTCCTCTCTTGGCATCTGTAAAGTATTTTTTAGAACCCCACTCAGCATAGCTTTCAGGGTTATGGCTCATACCAAAGTTTTCTATACGAGCTATTTGTGTACCTAAAACTTCAGGTACAGATGTAATAGAACCTCCTGCAGATGAATCTGATAGTAAGTTCTTACCCTGTAACACATAAGATATTTTGTCTTCTTGAAATGTTAATACATCAGTTTCTCTACCAACTAATCTTTGTATAGGCCCAAAAGAATCCTCAAGAACCTTAAAGTTTAGCTGACCTAAATTAAATGAGTTCAACTTATTAATATTGGACTCATCATTGAATACACCGCTATATGTAATATCAGAATCTCTATTAGCTCTTTTGTATTCTTGAGATGAAGTTGTGAATACTCTATTACCCAACTCTAATTTCCTACCTGTTATAGAGTCCTTTATTTTGTAACTCTCTACACCATTTCCAAACGATATACAATTATAGAAATCTGTTAAAACAATAGCAGGTTGTGAAGCAGTTTGGTCTTGAGTATTACCCTCGTGGAATCCACTTGTTATTGGAAATGAATCAGATGATTCATACCATGTGTCAGGTAAAGACTCTCTTGGTTTAGTTTCAAATACTAAAGTGCTTTCAGCTCTAACAACTTCAATATTCATTCTTATTCTTGAGCGTTTTTTATTGCTTGTGCCACCTGACTGTATACCAACAAATCCAAGTGCTAATCTACCATCGTCACTTCCTACAGGAGAATATCTTAAAAATTGTAAGTTTAAATCACAGAATGTTTGAGATATACTATTCAACCCTGTTGTGTTAATTGATGAATTATATATTACTCCTTGCTCACACTCTCCACAATCAACATCAGATATAGCTGCTGCTTCTAATGCTCCAATTGCATTATCGCCATCCCACCATTCTTTAAAATTATCATAGTCATTTGATGCTATCATGTTGACTGTAGATGCCCAATACCTTCTTTCAACAGCAGATGTTCCACAGTTTTTACCTATTCTTTCTGCGTATATTTCAATTTTAATTCTTGAGTTAGCAGGAACATCATAATCATAATATTCTCCACCATCCTTTTTTAAATTGACAGTATAAGCCATTCTTGGATAACTACCTTTATCTTTTTCTTGGTCACTAAATGTGCCATAAGCAATTGTAGAATCTTCTGAAAAAACAGCTGAAAAATTCCTTGGTTTCATCTTCATATAGACACCACCTAAAACAGGGATGTCATTATCATCCGAATCCTGTGGTGCAGGAGATAAAAAGTCAGGTGCTTTTGTGTCCTTCTCTAATACAGTAGCTGTTACACAATTGTTTAAAGGGCCTTGTGTATCACTCTTCACAAAATAAGTATCACCTTCATTTACCTTAGCAGCATTTTCGCCTTCCAATAAAAAGTATACTGAGTTACTTGTAACATCCTCATAGAATATATTTGTATAAATAGTTTCGTATGTATCCTTGTCAGGCTTTATACAAAATTTATATCGTGTTGCCCATTCAGGTGGTTTTTGTTGAGTTGGTATTGTAACCTGAATCTGATTTCTTGTATCTGAGTTAGAACAAGGAACGTGAACTGTATTATTAGGACTTACTAAAGCTGTGGTTGCTCTATTAAACTCATCCATATAAATCATACCAACCTCGTAATCTCTATTACTATGTAGACTTGTTGGATTCCCAATCTCCCTGTATTCTGCTGATGTAAAAGTTATAGTATAATACTCATAAACTGTCTGAGTAGGACTTGTTAAACTATCTACAAATTTCATTGCAGGAATCTGAAGTCCAATAATGTCACTCGATGGTGACGTTACGATGCTTATAGGTTCATTAGCATTGTTAATTCCACTCTGAACTTTTATTAAGCTATCTAAATTATTAGGTACATTACAATTAAACTCATCTGTAAATGTAGAACCCGAACAAGAATCCTCTACAGACCTTATACTTGTTGAGCTATATACCGCATAATTTTCAGGTGTTGCTGTAAATATATCATCAGAAAGAGTAAGTTGAGTTTCTGAATCTACTGATGTTACAATAGTTGATTCGTTTGTGGATTCATTAGTTACTAAAGAATTAACGGTTGTACCATCAGCTATAAAAGTAGCTGAAGAATCAATAAGTTTATTAGCTATTACCGATGTATTACTTCCTGAAGATGTTAAATTTATAGTACCAATTTTTCTTACAAAATCATCATCCGTTGCAAGTTCATAAACACTATTAAAATCTCGCTGTAGAATATAATCAAATTGAATATCTATAGCAGAAGTTTCCTCTGTAGGAAAAGGTGTATCACCTGCAAAACTGTCATGTTCAAATCTTATTTCAAAAGATAATGTAGCGCCTGTAACTAAATCTTGTCCTGTTAAATCAAATTCAGCTATTGAATCAGTTACAGTAATTGTACTACCAAAAGAATAATCACCATCATCTAAAGTTGTAGTTAAATCATTCTCACCAATATCATCAGTTATTAAGTTTGTTGTGTACTCAAACTTAACAGGTATATCATTCTCATCAACTAAGTCGTAGCCATCTGTATAATTTCCATACATAAGGCGATTACCCATAATGGTTTGAGCTTTTGCTGTGTGGGGTACATTATCGTATAACCTAATTATTTCAGCATCATCTAATATGGTGTATATCTTACTGTTAGTAAAAGTATATGTATAATCTGTGTCATTAGCCAATCCTAAATCAGCCTTATCTAATGACTCTATAATTTTAATTATAGGGTCATCCATATCTTTAAACAATAAATCTATACCAACAACTAACGGGCCTCCTGAGTTGTATGTTATCACACACTCATTAGCAAAGTTTTCCATCCCACTATTTAGATAAGATGAGGTATCAAAAAGAAAGTTTTTAGGTAAGAATGCAGGTTCACTAAACTGAGATGTTGCTGAGTATTCATTATCAGCGTACTTATATCTGTACGCAAAACAAATAAATCTATCTTCTAAAAAATTATCCTCAGATGTGTTAGTTGATGGTGCAATAGCAGGAGATGTTACAGGTGGTTTTTTTATAACCATTAACTGCTCCGCTGTAATCTCATCAATATTAGAGACAGGATTAGGATAGTTTCTTGTTACATTTATATTTCTTGGAGGATTTAAATCATCCGTAAAAAATAATAAATCATCAACTATATTAACGCCTGTAATTAAATAATCAGAATCAAAGTTTAATGTTGTATTTACTCCTCCACCATCATCTATACTAATAACGTGATATGTTAGTACACCATTGTTTACATTATATGATACAATCATATCTAACTTTCCTGTTGCTCCAACAGAAAAATTTGGGTCGTGTACAAACCAATACATTGTTTCGTGTATACCATCCTCCAATGCGCCAATACATTTGGCGTTATTACTTAGGTTAGTACCATTAAACTGTAAAGTTGTAAGTCGTTCATTACCCTTAGCATTCTCAACAGAACCTATTTCAGAGGCTTCTGTAGAACCTAAACGTACATTTAAACCATCGACATACTCCCCGTTTGGAACGAGTCGTTCATCGACACTTTTATTCATGCGACCTTGTATAAAATTTCTTTGAATCTTTGCCATATTATTTCAGCCACTTATCCATACCTCTCAAACTCATTAACAATCTGCCGGGATGAATATTACTAATTCTAATTTTTGCATTTCTAAGTAGAGCTGTCTTTCTTCTTCTTGCTCTATTTATAATGTACTCTTGAACACCGAGTTTAGAATTAAGAATGGCGTACTCAATATATGCGTATATGTAATCCTCAAATAACTTATTAACACTTATATCCGCTTCACTACCATTCTCCATTCCATCAGAAACGTACTCAATCACACAGCTTTTACCTGCCATGCTTGAGCTAAAGTTTATAACCCCTGTTTTTTTATCTATTCTAAATGTAGGATTCTGATTAGCTGTCTCTGTGTTTAATCCAAATCTTGCACCTACAGCATAATCAAAATACCAATAACCATCATACATATAACCATACTGTCCATTAAACTGACTGTTTTGGTTTAAGTAGATACTTTTTTTAGTTCCTTTAATTCTATCAAAATCTAACTCAGAGAACTCAGGTTTTAATATATTACCATCTTGGTCAAACAGTATATTAGCATCATTGTCCTGAAGGTACGCATCGCTGCTGAAAGCCTGAATATTCTCAGTCATAGGGAATAGAACACCATCCTCATATAAGGATATCCTAACCCAATTAACAAAATCCGATGGAAGAACAAACCTTAGTTGGTCTGATACATCAAGTTGTAACACTTTTATTTCTTTAAAAGCATCGTAGTTTAGTTCTTGTATACCACGCTTAGCGTGAAACAATATCTTATATCTTTCCTCATTATTTACAAGAGAATGATTACCTGAATACATCAACATAAAGTTGTTAACTATATCAGCTAAACTGACATATTGATACGAGCCATAATTAGACTCGTTAGTGTAGTAATCAAATTGTGATATATAAGCCATGTCTTATTTTATTTTTGCATTTGTTTTGCCTCTTCAGCTCCTGCTGCTTGAACAACCTGAATCTCTCTTATAGACATACCTGCGTACTGAAGTATTTTAGCAACCAATGTTGTCTCATCTTCTATAGGAACTTCAAAGTCTTGAAAGTCAGACTGTGTTGGGTCGTAAGATGGCTCACCTCCCGATAATGAAACATAAGTCCATTTAGGGTCTTTTGGATATCGTATATACTGTGAGTATATGCCACCTTGAGCATCAATAGATGATGGAAATACTGTCAACAGATTTGCCTGCTGTGTATACGCAGGAAACAATGTTGATGGAGCAGTAAGCAATGAGTTCGTAAGCATAGTAATTTTACTATGGTTTATCTTCTCAGCTTCTACAACTTTAGTGGCATCATATACTATATAATCTTTAGCTGTTGCTGTGAATATGTCAGCACTCAAAGTTAAAGTTGTTGCTGAGGATATTGCCAAAACATACGCTGTAGTATTGTCTGTAGTGTTAGCAACAACATCACCAACCTTAACCGCATTAGCCACAAAGTCAGCAGACGAATCCACAAGCTCATTGGCACTTACCGATGTGTTAGTTCCTGATGATAGCTCTGATGTATAACATAAAACTTTATTTAATAAAAAATAATCATCACCTGTTGTTGTTGGGCTTGGTAGAAAAAATGTATTACTTGAGCTGTGTGTTAAAAAATTAGATACTGAAAATACATCAATAGCTTCCTCAATTCCTTTTTTATCATCAGCATAATCAGTGCCTGATTGACGTGTGTTTTCTCTATTTATTGCTTGGTTATATTGTACAAAGTAATTCTCGAATATATCAAGCTGTGCTTGCTTTGCAAACAAGTTAAAATCCGATGGAGAAATATAACCGTAATTGTTTTTATTTAATACAGCTAATACTGTATTTCTTACTGAGTTTATCATACACAGAAATATTTCTACAAAGATAATCAAAAAAAAGAAGGTCACATTTTGTGACCACAAAAGCTACTTGTTAAAAAACCACAAGTATATATTTGATGTAATATAAAACATACCTAAAATTGAAGCGCAAAAGTACAAAAAAAAAGGAGACCATTGGCCTCCTCTTCTATTATTATGAATACAACACTTAATAAAGCTCTTTCTACTTTATTTTAGTTTTACAAATATATATAATCTATATTAACTATCCAACTTTTTTTCTAAAGCCTGTAAAACTTCCACTCCTTCATCTGTTTTAAAATATGAAGCAATAGTTTGTATTGGGTCATCAGCGTAAGGTACGCTTATCATTTTCTTTTTATTTGTTGATGTATTGTAATAAACATCACGCTTATTGTTTTTAAACTTAATAAGATTTGCATCTAACAAAGTGTGAACAGTACCATATAGTTTGGTATCGGGGTCATTAATAATGTCCATAAAACCTTGTGGTTCTGTTTTAGCAAACACTAATACATCACGCTTAAGCTCTGCTGTTGTTGTTGTTGATGGGTCTTTTCCAAACACAGCTCTGCTAATCATCTCTAATTGAGAAATACTTAATGAGCGAGCTTCAATCAAAGCGTCAACCTCTACATTGAGATTTTCCATTTCTGATTGAGCATCTCTTTCTGTATTAACTTCTTCAAATTTTAAACCATTCATAGGATGATAGTGAAGAAATTGTTGCAGAACAGGATTTGTTTTTGATACTCGAAGCATACCATCCTCAAAAATAATAGGCTCTATAATTGCATTTCCATCTTGTTCATCTTCAAAAGGAGACTTTTGATTTCTTGCATATCGTAAAGAACGGTTAATACCTTTCTCTTCGTCAAACCATAATAGTGGGTTTCTTCTTGTACTTCTACCGGGCAGCATAAAGGAAAGTGGTGCTGCGTTACGTTTTAACTTGTAGACCTTGTCTACTAACTTTGTTTTTTTCATTTGATATAATTTAATTTTAAAAATAAAAAAAAGGATAGTGTGTCATTGATGACACACCATCCTTTATAATTTAATACTACTCTTGGAACATAAAGAAGTTGTTTGCACCCATAGTACATACAGCTCTTTCTGACAAGAAGTTTACTTCCATAGCGTCTAAATCGCTTGTGGCAGCTCCTCCTGCTGAACCTGTAATCCAAGTTTTGTATCGTCTATCTTCTGTTTCAGAAGCACGATATCTAACGTGCAAGAATGGTCTTTTAGCATTCTTACCAAGGATTTGGTCATACACAGTAGTTGAACCTGCAGGTACAAGAAGACCGTTTACACGACCTGAACCTGAACCTGTTGGTAGACCTCCACGCATTGTTGGGTCATTCAAGTATTTCCAATCAGACTTGTAGAAATCGTAACCTCTACGGAATCCTGTAAATCCAAGATTTAAAGCCATGTCCTCATCGTTGTCAAATAAACCATAAGAAGTACCACCTGCAGCGTTGTTGTTTTGTGCAGCTAACATATCATCGATGTCGAAACCGAAGTCACGGTCAACGAAGATTACGTTTTCTTCGATAGCTCCTTGCTTATCAAGACGTACAATGATAGAGTCGAAATCTCCAAGGGTAGTTGGGTTACCACCTGCCCATACGTTACCACGACTTTCAACAGCGTGGAAGATTCCTTCTGAACCTTTATAACCTAAGTCCTCTGCATTTCCTGTACCTGTAGTAGGTGCTTCAGCAGGAACTGCTTCAATCATAGCTGTTTCAAGGTAATCATCAAAACGTAAACGAGTTTCATGCTCTGACTTCAAATACCATAAGTATCCTGAAGCTCCATTCTCAGTTGTTACTTCTACCCAACCAATCTGAGCCATATCAGAACCTGATACTGCATACTTATCTTTAAGTATAATAGGGTTGTTTTCGAAGATATCATCTGAAGATTCAAGAGAACCACTCATTCCTGATGTTCCTTTTTTAAATTCAGAACCATAAATGAATACAGTAACATCAGCGTTACCTACACCTGTACCTGCTGTAACAAGACCGCCTGCTTCATAAAAAGCTACATCAAACTGAGCGTTAGCAGTATCAACATCGGTTACAATACCTTTGTTAATTCCTGAACCTCCGTTCTGAGAGATGAATACAGTCTGTCCTTCACGAATAGCAATACCACCTGCTGTTAAGCCAATGGTAGCTCTATTAGGGTCAAGTGCGTCATTTACTTGGAAAGTAGCTGAGTTAGCACCTGCAGCAGCAGCTGTACCTACATCTTCGTACTTAATATGTAAACGACCTTGCTCAGCCCACTTGATTAGGTCTGAGTTAGATGGAAGCTCTGCTCCTACCATTCGTAGGAATGAGCTAATTGTGCGATTCCCATAACGCTCAAATTCTTTTTCATAAGTGTCAGGGAGATACTGATTTAAAAAATTGAAATCAGTAATATAGTTAGTTGCTGTTGGCACTTGTTGTGCGGATGGTTGCAACTGAAAACCGGGGGTTGCTTGTACTGAACCGGGCATAATAAATAATTTTTAAACTTTTAGACTTTTATTTTTTACTTCTAATTTTTAAACCTCGACCTGAGTCTTGGTTCATTGTTCGAACTTGGAATCCTCCTTTATTTGTTACCTCAGGCGCTCTACGTTCAGACATATTTATATTTTTTATCTTCTTCGTAACATCTTCAGTAGCCTCTGATTTGCCTTGCTCATAAAAAAACTTGGCGAATCTTTCAGGATTCATCGCAATAGCTAAAGCTCTGTGGTATCCATGAACATCAGTAATCAAACCTTCTTCATTACTAAACTTTTTAATAAAGTTAGATGAATCAAGTTGAGATTGTTTCAGCTCATCAATCTTAGAGGTTGGGTTGTAGGTAAGTTCTTTATCTCCTAATGTGAAATCAAAACCTTTGAAATCATCAGAGAATAAATCGTTTGATTTATTTATAAACCAATCTCTCCTACGAGCAGCCTCTTCCTCTTGACTTTTAGCTTGCTCTAAATATTGCTTATAACTATCAAGTTCTTGTCTCTCGCTTTCAGAAAATCCAACCGTACTTGACTCAAGGGGTTGTTTGAACATTTCTTTTTGCTCGTTAAAAAACTTTTTAGCTTTTGCAACAGCTTTCTTTTTTGCTAACTTTGTTTTCTTAACTTGATTTTCTTCGTCAAGTTCTTCATCAAATGAAAAATCTTCCATCAGCACTTCGATATCATCTTTATCCAATCCATCTTCAGTAGCCGAGAAATATTCTCTTAGCAAATCGTTATCGTCAATGGCATCGAAATCTCTATTTAATTTTAAATAGTCTTCGTAACCACGACCTGTTTTTTGTCGATACTCTAAGTATGCAGAAACATCCTCAGGTATTTCCTGTGATGCTTCACGCTCTTGAAATAAATCCTCTACAGAATTTATATCCTTATTGTATCTGCTCTTAATAAATGAAAGAACGTCTTCCTCAGCTAATTCAGGAGATTCTATTTCTCCTTCTGCTTCGGTATTAGTTTCAGGCGTTTCCTCAACCTTAGTTTCCTCAACTTGAGAATCCTCTCCTGATAATTCTTTTTCGTGCTGTTCAAGTAATTTTTCTTCAACTTCCTGTACAGACTTTTCTTCTATGCCATCTAAGGCTTTTACTTTTAATTCCATTAGATTTAAATTTTATACAAAATTAATACAAATATTTGAATGTTTTTTTGACTACTAACGAGGGTCAAATTCCGCTAAATCAAATCCATCCAAACTATCTTCATTCGACTCAAAACTTTGAGGCGGTAAATTATTTTTACGTTGATTAATCAACATAGACTGTTCTGTATTCTGCTGACTAATTCGTTTAGCTTTAGCTGTTTCACGAGATGATTCTCTTTGAGATAATGCAGCCTCCTGCATATCTCTAAGCATTTGATTATACTCAAACTCTTGAGCCATCAATTGACTCTTAAGCTGAGCTTCATTATTCATCTTCTCTATCTCAAAAGCAATCTCAGCTTGTTTGATTTGCATTTTTGTTTGCGCCTCCATTTGCTGTTGTTGCATTGATGCTTGTGCTGCAGCCTGTTGTTGTTGCATTGCGTATTGCTGTTGAACTTCCTGCTGCTTCATAGCTCGCTGCTGCTCTCTTTCTTCTTTTTGCTTTCTCTTAAGTTTTAATAACTGATTAGCGACCTTAATATTTTTAAGCTCTCTGATATCTATAGCATCTTCAAGATTTATGTCTTGCTTAGATAAAGCCATTTGAATATTCTGCTCAAGTTTAGCTCTATCCTCTTCATCAGGAGCTACTTCTATAAATATTCCAAAATCATAAATATATAAATCAGATATGTCACCAAGTATGGCTACATTATACTTACCTATTTTATTTACAAAGTCATCCTTAAAATCTGAATATTCTAATATATCAGAAACTCTATACGTTAAGGCTTCAGCCAAAGACCTGAATACAAATAAACTTCCATCTAAGATATGACGAGTTGCTGTATTTGAATTTAATGCTGCAAGTTTTTGTAAACCAACAAGTGAGTTCGGGTCAGGTGTAGAACCATCACGAGCCTCATTCAATCCTGTTACAGTTCTTATCATATTTAGATAATGATTGTAATTCGCTATAAGCATCTGTGTTTTTGATGCACCTGAATTACTTGTAAGTTGTTGAATAGGAACTCTTGCGTTATTAAACTCACCATCTTGAGTATAGCTTCTACCAATAACAGAACCCGTTTGGAAATATAACCTTAATGCATCCTCAGGATTATAAGCAGCACCTGTTCCAAGGTCTACTTCGTTTAATCCATCGGCATCAATAAATACACCATCAGGTACAGTTCGTGCAATAACTTGTTGTAACTTCAAGTGTGTCATCTGAATCAAATCAGCAAAAGGAATCATTCTTCTAACAAGAGACTCAATAACACCTTTGTACATTCTTGGAGCTACAGCTACATAATTAGGCAGGGCGTGTTGTGATGAGGATTTTGGTCTAACCATATTCTCAGACAACTCCCACTTAAGAAGTATATTAGTTCCCATAACCATAACACCGTTATACCAAACGTCTATGGTTTTTTCGAAACGCTCGAATCTTCCTTCTTCCATCATATCTGATGGTGGATTGAAGGTGTCATCTTTTTCTATTACTTTAGTTCCACCGTTTTCAAGAATCTTCTTCTTGTATACCATCTTCTTTGTGGTCTTGTAGTTGAAATACATCAACGTACAAGTGTCACGATAAAAGATATCATTCTCATAGAACTGAGCTACGTTATAATAATCATACCAACTCTGACTATATTTAGCTATTTCTTCTAAATCTTCTTTGGTTAGTGTTGGGTCTATCTTTATAAGCTCAGTAATTGGAAGAGTTTTAATCTCACCCCAATAAAAACAATCCTTAAAATGTGGGTCTTCTGTATAACTATAAACAACATTAGCAGGGTCTACATAAGATATTTCAACCCCCGAGCCTTGTAAGAACTCGTGCTTAGCAACAGCTATTCCTATTGTTGTTAAATCGTAATCAAGTCTTTTTCTTAAATCAATATACTTGTTCTCTTCAAGAATAGTATTGATAGCTTCTTCTTCAGCTATCTCAATGGCAGGCTTATAGTTAAGCTGCATATATAATGAAAGCTCTTCATCTGAAGATGGTAACTCATCAGGTTCAGTAACAAAAGGATTCACTCCTGTTTTTTCTTGAACCATTTCTAAGATAGGCTTAGCAGCCATCTGAGATTCAATCATATCCTGATACTGAGTTCTTTTTGACTGAGATAAAGCATCTTGAGAAAATGCCTTAACTTTAAAAAGTCTATCAGACATACCGTTAACTACTATATCAACGAACTTAGGTATGATTGGTACAGGTGTCCAATCTAAATTAAGATAAGACAAATCACCATCAACTGCTAATTCGTTTTTATATTTTGCTACCGACTGCTCTCCTCTTGCGTATAACCGTAATTTATGGAAGTCTCTCCATTGGTTATAATACCTGCATTGGTTTCCATCTTTTTTAAACCACTCATATTGAATGGCTTGACCTATCTGAAGGCCGAACTCACTTGTTGCTTTTTCAGCATCAGATACAAACTGACTTGGAAACCCTGCAGATGAAATATTAATTTTTACGTCTTTCATCTAATTATTTCGCTTAATCTGCCACGGTTATTATACCTTGCAAAGTTAATCTTTATTTTTGACTCTTTTTTCTCAGGTTGATATAAGTTCTTCTGACAAGCCATTACAGCTAATCCCGAACTAATAGAAGCATCAAACTTAGTTCTATTGCTTATATCAAATTTAGCCCAATCCTCAAGCGTTCTAATGAATGGCATTGTACCCATTGTTTCTGTGTCTCTATAACTACCATCAAAATCTAATCCAACATACTTCTCTATATAAGATTCTATAGCCGATGCGTGAGCTTGCTTTACTGCCTCACTTGAGTTAGGTATACCTCCTAATTCTTTTTCGGTCTTAGAGAGTTTGTTATACGCCTTGTCAGGCCTATTCATTGAATATCCTCTGTAACCTCTATTCTTTAAATAATAAAGTAAACGAGGTTTATTATTTTCAGCAAGTATAGGCATACCATAAAAAACTATAGCCATAAGGACATCCTCAAAGAATATCTCTGCTGTCTGTGGTCTTGCTACATATTCTAAAAAAAACTCGTTGCTTGGAGCATTATCCATATTAAACTTTGTTAGTCCGTGTAATGCACCATTAGAACCTCCTCCACCTACTACTCCTGATATATCATAACTATCACAACCGAATGCACCAATATGGTCATTGGCAGGATACTTAACACCGTTCTTTAATACATATCTATTCTGCATACCTTTTTCAGGTGTCCAACTCACATAGAACCTTCCTCTTGAATCAGGGGAGAATATTACTTCAGTATCTCTAATACCATCCTTCCAATGAAAAGAACCTCTTGTGATATAGTGTTCTTTTATCATAGTGTCATTGAAGTCTATCTGCTGATATATCTTAGTTAAATTAAATATTGATGATTTACTCTCATCTCTAAATGCGTGTGACTCACTTCTTGGGAACTGACGATAAAATTCATTGAGTGCATCAGGGTCGTTCTTCAAACTATCAACCTCAGCCTCCCAATAATCTATAGCTCCTTGATGAATATATTCACCATAAGAATCTACCTTTGGTGACTTAGGGGTTGTAAATACAGGCATACCATATCTATCTATAAATCCCTCCATATTCCATTCCATAGGAATAAATAAGCTATACATACCGCTCTTGGTTTGTCCGTTGGCGTTTCTTTTATTAACATCAGAATCAAGATATAGTTTTTTAAAACTATCACCACCTTTTTCTAATGCGTTAGATGTAGAACCCATCATACATTTGCCTATAATCCTACTACCCAAACGCAAACAAGTTTTTGTTACTCGCCAATTATTAAGAATATTATTTGGCTTTAACCACTTACCACTTTCATCATGTACTAACAGCAGAAGTTTTTCACCATCATAACTGTTGTCATCTGTGTTCTTCCAATCTATAGTAGTATCCAATCCCTCCAAAGATTCTTCATCTACTTGATGCATATTCTTTTTGGTAATCTTTGATGCAGGAACTCTATAAGCAAGTTCTGTCTTTGGTTTGTCCATACCATCCATAATAGGCTTGAAGAAGAATGGTAATCTACTATTTATTGGAACTACTTTATCCGTAAACATTTTCTTGGCATCACCACCTGTCTTAGATAGTATTCCAACTCGTGCATCTTTTGCAAGTGTTGCTGTATTAACACATTCGGATGATGACATAAATGAAAAACCTGAACGTCTTATCTTCAGGTATATCATTCCAAAACTTCTTTTATCAGCTTTACAAGCCTCCCAAAACAAAAACAATATTCTATTGGCTTCACGATATTCAGGATATCCAACATCAATATTTGTCCATTGAAGGTACATATAATGAGCGCCTGTAATATAAGTAGGCTTACCATTATTCATAAACCAATGACCATCCTCACGATTATCAAACTCATTCTCAATATAATCTACCCATTGACTCTTAAATTCAGAGGGCATATTATTCCATTGAAATATAGATTGTATTTTAGATAATGGTTTTGGTAAATCTAATCTTTCCCAATACTGTTCTTTGGAATCTTTGTGTCTTCGATGACACACTTTAGGTGCTTTAGGTAGACCTATCTTAAGACCTGACACATCTATAACCTCTCCTAACTCACCTGTTTTAGATATTACAACAAGGTCATACTTATCGTTGTATCCATACAACCAACTTCTATTTCTATTCTTGTTGGTAAGTACAGATTTAGGTACATAATCCTGTACAACTCTATATAGTTTTTTATCTTGACCTTCTTTCTGCAAAACCTTGTTTTGAATCTACTTTATCATTTACTCCCCTTTCAGAGGATTCAATAGCTTCTTTCTCAGCTTCTATTCTATTTAGTATTTCAAAAGCATCGAATATAGCTAACTTCTTTGTTGCTGCTGCATTCTTTAATCTGTCAGCTGCTAAATCATCATCAGGGTCAGGTTTTATTATATCTTCTTTAGCTACTTTTATTAGCTGCTCAACAGCTCTTCGCCCTGCTTTTATTATCTCTAATTTTATATCCTTTGTATTCATTGTAATTTCTTCTTTAAGAATACTACTTGAACTAATCTTGAATTATCACCTTCACCAAAATTACTTTCTAAATTTCTTGAATGTGGTAAATCAGAACTAAATACAAAACAGCTATTATATCTTGCGTGATTAATATACAAAATATTATCATCATCATCATATAAAGTTGTACCGTACTGAACGGGGTGTTCTTTATTTAAATATAATATAGCTGTAAGGTCTCCCATCATTTCGTCTGTATGTATGTAATTAGGTTCGTCTTGACCTTCAGGTGATTGTCTTGCAAAACTCAAATTTACTTCATAATCAGGATAGTTCTCTAAAAGAAAACCTGTAAACTCATCTGACTCCTTTGGCATAACTCTTTTAAAAAGCTGAAGTCCATCATTAAAATCTATGAATCCATTGTCGAGTATATCATCTACATACTCATCAGGATTTCTAAGTACATCCTCAAAGAAAAACATCATCTTCATAACTCCATAGTTATTTGATTATCTAAAACTCTGTAAAGTTTTTGACCCTCTATATTAAACTCGTACTCACTATCAGGTTTAAAAGAAACTTTTGTTCCTTCATTTACACCTAAAGATTTCATGTATTCGTTTGGATACACCATCTCACCCATTAAAGGCTCGTGTTTTATTGGTTTAAATATATAAGAATCTTCTACTGATATCGGTTTTACAAAACAGAAATTATTGTGAGCATTCCATTGTGTACCATTATGGTACATATAAAACTGATAGTTGTCTACAAAAAAAAGGTTATTCATAAAAAAACTCTTACCGCTTTTTCTTCTACCCCTCATATCGTTATAGAACTTGAAAACATTATGATGTACTATTAGTGTATCCCCCTTTTTTATAGGGCCATCATAAATAATAGGAACTGATACGACTTCTGCGAATCTATTAGAAAACCTATGGTCTTCTTCTGATGTACTAACGAGGACTTCTAATCCTCCTATTTCTTTTGTGTTATCGTATCGTTTATTATTTTTTGGTCTTACAATGAATTGATTTATGGATTGCATTAGAAATTTATATTATATTCTATTGATACAGGAACTGTGCTTGTAAACTCTTTCCATAAGAGTACAACCTCATCCTGCTCTATCCAAATCTTTATTGATTGTCTGTCTTCGTCATACTTAATAAGATGTATTGTATGACTATTACCTAAGACTTCTTGACCTACGATGTAATGCATAGCACCTGATTTATAATCAGGCCCTATGGATATTTTTCTTATATCCATTATATTTAATTTTATTTAATATATTCTAATCCTTACACTTCATAAGCGTCAACAGACGCTTGAAACGCATCTTTTACCGCTTGTGTCCATACTGCATTAGCTACAGTCTGAACTTCTTCAGGTAAAGTAGATACATCCGTATCAGGCTGATATGAAGCTCTGTGGTTTTTTTCAGCCACTAAAACATCACCATCCATAACTTTAGTTGATTCTTTAACAAGAAGTGTTTTAAACTCTCCTACTACGCTGATTGAATCTATTGTTGTTGTTTTTGTTAAACTCATTTTATGTTGTTCTATAAGTTAATGTAAAATCTATTGTTATATCACCACCTGTTTCAAGGTCACCTGTTGTAATTCCTATTGTTTGGTCATAACCTGTAGGGGAGCTTATTCTTTGTAATGCTACAGTTGTATTTGCTGTTCCATAAATCGCACCAACAAATGTGTCTAAGCCATCTAATCTAATTATTTTAGATACACTACAAGAAACTGTAGAGGTGTCTTCAGCTCCATCTATAGGGAATGGTAATCCACCAAACATAAGAATACCGCTCCCTCCAAATGTAGAGGTTTCGTCTAAAACTATTCTAACCTTAGCAACGCATACATTTCCTATTTTAGTATACTTTCCATCTTGAACATTATAAACAGGTGATAACGAACCACCTATAAACGAACCTACAGTAGGTGTAAATGTACCTTCCTCGTAATCATCTAATTTATTTTCTGCGCCTGTACCACCAATATAAATACCATCACTTACCTCTATAGAACCAACTACATCAAGAGTTGTTGCACTCTCATCTAAAGTAACAAAAGCCGATTCAATAGTGTTTGCAGCTGAGCCTACCCATATCTTTCCTTCTGAAAGGTTAGGTACATCGTTTGTACGACCAACACTAAATACTTCTATTGAACCGTTGCTTTGGTTTGAGCGTGAAATTTTACCTACATTCTGAATAAGGTTGCTGCCCGTTGGCTTTGTTACTGTAAGTCCACCGCCTGCAGCTACATATACAATATCTCCTTCATCTCCTAATGCATCAGTATCTACGTCAATTAAATCCCCTACACTAATTACATAACCATTAGTATTTATATCGTAATCAGAATCTGCTAAACCTATTGATGGCATTTGAGCAGAATCAGAAGCATCTGCTTTTTGAACCTCAGGTCTATTCTGTCCTGCATTATATCCTGATATATAAACAGGGTCTCCTTTAGATACAGCTTCAGCAAATCTAACTTCCTGTACTACTTTCTCTGAAGCATAAACAGGAGTAATAGATGAGTCGGTTAGCTTATCATTTATATATGTAAATATTCCCGAAAAATCAAACGTCTTAGTTGCGTTATCATCACTTGAGTCTGTTCCAATTATATAATCGGAATCAGCAGGAATAATTGAAGGATACGAACTCTGATTACTTATTTTTGCCATTTACTCTTTTTTTTCTGTAACATCTCCTGTCTGCATATTAATAACAGAATTGCTACCATATTTATCCGCTAATATTTTTTCTTGTTCAGCAAACTTTAATTTCATTTGAGCAATGCCCTCAAGGACTTGTACTTTTTGAAGTTCTAATTCACCTAACGCAATTTTACTTTTAGTAAAATCATTCTGTAGAGCTTGAAGAGTCTCTAACTCTTTCTTACTTAATTTTGACATTTTATTTAAATTTAAATTCACTACAAAGATAGATAATTTTTTTATCTACTTCTTTATCTTTTCAAACGACCTTCCTCCGAAGTATGCAGAGATAACAGTTATTAGGGTTAGCTGAAGTAAATCAACCCAACTGTCTTTTACATCAAAGTTTATTTTACCTGCGTCAATGAATATCATAAGAACAACGCTTACAATTAAGAATAATAAAACTATAGGTCTTACGTTTTTAGATAACCAAGAATCAGAATTTGAGTCATACTCCCAACGATTAGATATCTCTTCCATCTCTTTTATCTGTTGGTCGTAAATCATCTGCTGAAGTTTTATTTTATCATCAATAGATATATCTGATTTAGTTATTTGCTCTATGGCTTCTTGAGGTGTAGTTACACCTTCTAATACTTTTCCAAGTGTAGGATTTATTAATGAAGCTGCACCCAAAAGTACCTTTCCAAGTTTAGTATCTTTAAATTTTTTCTTAGGCATAATTCCAACGTGCTTTATGTTTTCTTATATCATAATGCGTAAAACTTGAATAGTTCCCCACTCCTCCTTGAAGTAGTTCACCTGCGTCAATAAGGTCTTCAATTAATATAAATACCTCATAAGGCTTCATATCTTTAATAACAATATCAGCAGCTTTACCGAGTTTATGCTGAGAGTTTAAACTTCCACCAACCTTACGATTATGAGCTTCACACCTGAAAGAACTATTTATTTTAATAGGTTTATTAACGTGTTCTCTTAATCTTTGAAGTTGCGTAGCAAGTTTTACTACATTGTGTAAAACCTCATCGGGCATTTCACATCCGCACTTACATTCAAATTCTTTTTTGCTAAAATTTTTTGTCATCGACTCTTAAGTATTTCGTTCTCTTTTTCTAAGAACTCAACCTTAACTCGCAATGCATTTACCTCAGCTGTTAGGGTAAGTACTTGATTTCGTAATTCATCTTTATCATCGCTGCTTTGAGCAAGTAATGATTCTAAGTTTCTTACTCTGTGTTTTAAATCGTCTCTGTATTGCACTCCATCTGAGTTTTCAAGTTCTGTTTTCTTTAAATCAGTTTTTGCTTTAAGTCTTGATTCAAGGTATTTCCAAATGGAAGCCGAACCTAATACTCCTACAATTGTAACTATTATTTGTACCCAAGATTCCATTAGTGTCTTTCTAATTTTTCCTTAAAAACTCTTACTGTATTCCATATAGCAAATATAAGAATGATTATCCAACCAACTCTCGACCCTTCCATGAGTCCTGCCATACTTAAATTTAATACTGTAGCGATAGCAATAAGACTTGCTATCTGAACTGCTAACAGCCTGTATTTTAGACATCCTTTCCAAACCACAGCCCACAGTTGGAATAATCCTGCAGAAGCTCCACCAAGTATTAACATTAAACTTGGATTATCAAACTCCCATATTAAACTGCAGGGGAGAGCGAATATGTGACAGAAAGAAATAAGAACCTCATTAGGCTCACTATCGCTGTACCAAAATAGTTCCTTTATCTTCTGTACACCTCTGCTCATAATTAATACATAGTTTCAGTAAACTCACAAAACGCTTTAAAAAAAGCGTTAAGGAATTGCTTTATCTTTTTACATAGATACTTAGCAATTACTTTTATTTTACCCCAAGCTGTTGAAGCACAACATTTAATCTTGTTAATCATTATCCTTCTAATGTTTGTATTCTACTTTCAAGCTCAGTTACTTTTGTGTTAAGTTCTTTAACAGCATTGATAAGAGCAAATGTAAGTGCGTGGCTATCAAAATTATATAACTCAGTTTCTTCGGTGTCATCCTCATTTAGTAATGCATTATATGTATTGATTGTTTCAGGGAATATTCCTAAAACATCCTGAGCTATAATTCCTATATTTCCTGTTACTGAATCATCAAAACCTGCTTTGCCATTATAGTCATAAGTCTTAGGGCTTAACTGAATAATATCAGAAAGTCCTTTTGTATAATCAGCAATATTTGTTTTTACTCTTTCATCAGATGTAATTGTCCATGTATTAGAAGTAGGCTTAGCTGCTGAGTTTGTACTTAATTGAAGCTGATAGGATGGTAAAAAAGTTCCAAGTCCTACTCTTCCCAAAGTATCTACATTAAATGCGTTAACCCTTGCGCCATCTGAAGAACCATTACCTACAGCAAAGTAATGTCCTCTTCCTGAAAAATTATGAACATTAAACTTACCTACAACAAATTGGTTAGACGTATTAGCTGCTGTTGCACTTGTTGGTGTTACAGTTCCTTCTCCAAAAGCATATTGTTGGTCACCCTTACTCCCTGTAGCACCTAATCCCCAAACAATTCCATTGTCTGCAAATGTATCTGATTGATAACCACCTAATAAGTTTTGCGAACCAAATCCTATTTCATTTTCAAACCCTGCAACAATACTATTATCTCCATAACCATTAGTATTAACTATAGAGTTGTTAGTACCAATCATAAGCGCACCCTCAGATTGATTCGAGGAGTTACCTCCACCTCCGATAATACATCCTCCACCTCCGGTAGTTGAATTGCTATTACCCGAAATAAAAGTACCGTTGGTAAGTGAACCCGTAATGCTATTGTCTCTTCCTAAAGAAAAATTAAAACCTGTTCCTGTTCCAACAGCACCACCTGATACAGTATTCCTTAATCCAAAAGCCGCACTCCATGGGCCTGATACAGTATTAAGCTCTCCTGATGCAAAACCTTGAGCTCCTGAAACATTATTCTCTTTACCAAATGCTACTGTTTCATTTGACGATGATGTGTTATTCAATCCAAATACTGCTGAGTTAGGGCCACTTGCTGTACCTTCAGCATTCGCTGCAAATGAATTACCGCCTGAAGCTGTTGTTAATGCTCCTAATGCTGTTGAAGCAGCACCTGATGCAGTTGTATCATAACCACTTGCTAATGCTAATGTACCTGTTGCTTCAGCTAAATTACCTATTGCTAAAGAATTACCTGTAGCTACAGTATCAGGGCCTATCGTTATACTTGTATTAACATCAAGGTCTCCCGTTAGTGTTCCTCCTGTAAGAGGCAAATAATCTCCGAGAGATGATAAAAAGTTTGATGGGCTAATTCTTACATTTGAATTGCCATCGTATCCTACTATAAAATCTACTTGAGATGTGTTAGTGCTTTCGTTAAATTGTGAAAATTTTATTGCCATCTTACATATACATTTCTGTTATTATTTCATCATTAGACTCTGTAGCAAGCTCTACTCCAAGCTCGCTAATCATAGCCTTAGAACCTACGTTACCGTGGTCGTATAACTCTTCGCCTAATAAATTACCTATGACTATCGCTAAAGGCATACTACCAAAGTGCTATTAATCCTGTCGCTGTTGTGTCTGTTGCAAATACTTTAACTACTTGCACAGGTACAAATTGACCATTGTTTAAGTTTTGAAATGTTACCTCATCACCTCCTGCGGTTAGAACCTTAACATTTCCTCCAACACCCACATAAAGAACACAACCGTTATTCTTAGAATATGCGTTTGCACTATCAGCAATATTTGGAATATTAGCTGTATCACTTGGTGTTACTGCAGCTGCTCTGCTTACCTGTAATTTTTGATATGCCATAATCTTTATTTATTATAAGGGAACATACGATTTAGTGTGTCACGTCTTTTATTGCAACCACAATCTTTCCCTGTTGCTTTCGCTACTTTTTCTACAACAGATTTAACCCCTGTTGCTTTGGTTAATTTTTCTATACTATCTCCTAATCCTTTTGATTTCATTAGCTATAAATTCTTAATTCAAAATAAACTTTTTGACCGTTTAAATCTTCCTTAACAGCAGGGTCATCTCCGTAAGAATTAAGCAAAAAACCTGTGTTATTATCTCCTGCACTTGTTAATTCATATACAATAATTCTGTTATTTGGTGAAACACCTACAGCATTATCTATTGACATCCAACCATCACCGGGTACACCTGTTGGAGCATTTAAAGCAAATTCATATTCACCTGCTGAAAATCTTGTTATGCTAAAACTGTGTTCAGTTGTATTCTCAAATGTAGTTACTGTGGGAGCAGAAGTTCCGCTCTGAGTAATATATCCTGTATAAACTAAATATGAACTACCACTACCTGCATTTACAGTTTCGGTAATATCAGCCATAGTGAAAGTTGCTTCTCTACTATTTATAAGAGCAGACCTTCTCTCTGTAGTATCTACATTGCTACTTAATGTTTGGAACTTTTGTCCGTTAGGTATTACTGCCATAATTTTTTACTATTTAAAAAACTTTTAATTCGAAATAAATAAACGCAAGATATGATGATTCATCATAATCAATATCTGTTCCTGACCCATCCCATACTTGAAAAATTAGTTTTGTTATAGGCTGTCCTTCCGCTGTCCGAGATACAAGTCCATCAATATATTTTTTAGTAGAACCTCCATAAGTCCTTCTGCAGTTAAAGGTAAAACCGTTTTCTACAGTAATAGAGTTTGAAAAAGTAAGTTGATATAAACCCGCTGAAGTTCTACTTGCAGTTATTGTTTCGCCTATAGTATTTTGAAATATAGTAACAACAGGAGCATCTGTTCCTTCTTGATAAAAATAACCATTTATCACTTGACTTGATGAACCTGAATTTACGGTTTCTGTAATATCAGCCATAGTGAAAGTTGCCTCCCTACTATTAATAAGCGCAGACCTTCTTTCTGTAGTGTCTACATCGCTGCTTAATGTTTGGAACTTCTGTCCATTGGGTATTACTGCCATAATTTCTTTTGTGTTTATCTATGCAAAGATATTAATATTTTCCTTTACGAGTTTTAGGCGATGACTTCGTGCTACCACCTTTGCCTGCCCATAAATGTTTACACGCCCAATAACGTGCTGTTAACTTGTCTTTGGCGGTTGAGCATTTGTGCCTCGCTCTGAAGGATTTCCGAGCAGCTCCTGAATAATTATGTCCATATCCTTTAGCTCCAAAGTGAATAAGTTTTTCCTTTCCTTTGGAACACGCCTTGACCATTTTCTTTTTACCTGCTCTATCGCTTTTTCTAACAACATTGCATTTCATTTTAGACTTTACCGCCAT